AGACATAGAACCATGAATCGTATCAATTTCCATTATACTATGACCAAATGCGCCTTGTCTTTCGTTTTTATTCCATTGATAAGAAACCCATTGATTATCGTCTGTGTTTGCACTAAATGTTGCATTAGCAAATCCAGCTACTTTGTTAAAATAACTAATAACTGGAAGACTTGCTAAAGCAAGTTTACTACTACTACCACCCCTCGCAGGGTCATAAAGAACTTCAAAGTCGCTAAGGAACTTATCATAAGTCAATGCAGTAGATTCTTCATTTCTTATATAAGGTTTACCACTTGTATAAGATAAAGTTCCACCACCTTCTTGTGTATTAGCTGATAATGTTGCATTCTTTATAATATGGCCAACAAGACCTTCAGTATATTGAATACTATTAGACCTTGCTCTTTGACCAAACAACATAGCTCTTTCTATGTCCACTTTGTGTTCTCTTAACTTTAATGCCCATATACGAGCCCATTCATTTGCATATCCTCTATAATTAGTAGCAATTGCAGTATTTGTCATCTCTGCAGCAGTTTTGAAGATTTGAGTATAACCATAATCATCTTCAATTTCGCTTGACCAAACATCAGGAGAACCTGAACCTTCACCAAAAGCTGTGCCAATAACTTGACATTCTTGGTTGTCAGATAACGTTCTAGCAGCTGTACCAGCACCACCTGAATCAGAGGCAACAGCAGAAGCACCTACAGATATAACTCTACCTGTAAATGTTGTTGTTGCACCTGCATCAACCGGACTTGTCTCAATTCTAACTAGAACTTGGTTTACAGAATCATCAGCATCGTCAGCTTCAGACCCATCTGTTGTTTGTATTGCAAATACCATACCTTTAACTAACCAATCGATTGAATTTGCTGGAACTGTAGCATCACTAACAGTAAAAGATACATCTGTATTAGCAGTCACAGCGCCTGGCGCTGAAGCTAACACAAAACTCCTTGATGTCCAATCAATCTTTGACCTATTTTCCAAAAATCGGAATACAGGGTCAGTTGTAGGTACTTTTGCTACCTTACTTAAATATACAAAAAATGGAGATTCGATAGGACTTAATTCAGCGACTCTGTCGCCAAAATCATGTTTTCTTCTGAGGTCACCAAAAGCACCGGAGCCGGTAAATAATTCACCACCAGCTGCGCCAGTTTGGCTAACATCAGTTGAAGACACTGTGCCTTTTGTTATTGCCATTTGACTCTCCTATTTGTCCCTCTATCAACTATGCTAATGCACCTTCAAGTAGGGAGTATTTTATTTTAAGGTAATTTCCCATTTTGGCCCATAGGGCCACCAGCACTAACAATACTATTCCATAACTCATCACTAGCATCTTTTTTCGCAGGAACATTCCCTTGAAAAATTCCACCAGTTTGTGGGTTATTTTGAGTATTTCGTACTGCATCTAATGGGTTAACATTTTTCTTTTCAGGATTTTCAACAGCTTCCCAAGCTCTAATAGCCCCATCTAGTCCATGTTTGGCTGGGCCTTGAGTTGTAAATTCAAAGAAAGAATTAATTTCCTCCTTATTATAACCCCTCTTAGCCAAATTGCCAGCGATGTCTCTCATATTACTTTCAGTCTTAGCATCACTTAAAGCAGAATTAACTCTACTTTGAACTATTTGGTCTATTTCCTTTGTAGATTGCTGTTGTCTTGCCTGATAAGATTTAGATGATGGGTCATTATAGGCTTCCCAAGAGTCAAATTCAGTTCTTTCTATAGTAGGCTCAGGTTCTTTCGTAGGCTCATCGCCACGTATAAACCCTGCCAACTTTTGAGCTACATCAGGTCTTTCTTGAATGAATTTTCCGATTTTAGCTAATTTTTGAAGTTTCTGATTCTCGCCGTAAAGTTTATCCTTTTCAGATTGAAAGTATTTTGCTTGTTCTTCCCATCCGCCAGAAGTCTTACTTTGAGTTTCCTCACCATCCTGCCCTACACTATCAGAGGTTTCACTGTCATAATGTCCATCTTCTTGTGCGTTATATTCTTCTTGCATCACTTTTCTCCTTTGTTTCGCAATTTCTCGAGTTTTTCACGAGTCTGACTACCTAATCGTAATCTCTCTGCCTCAAGATTTACTGCGTTATTGAGTTTATCTGTTGCCATTTGATTCTTTGTTTTAGAATTAAATTCTTGTTCTTTCAATTTTGTTTTAAATTTCTCTACTTCAGTTCGTTTACGTGAAGATATAGATTCACGATTGGCTGTTTGTAAATCTCCTTGTAAATTCTTAACTGCTTCTTGAGCTTGTTGTAATTGAGATTGAAGTTGTTGTACTAAATCAGTTCTCTGAAGAACTCCTTCTTTATCAAATATATCTGTTTTCTTTAGTGCCTCAGTCCTATCAATAAGCCCTGCTTGGTATGCTTCCATATAAATCTGCCATTCACCCCATCTATTTGATGGCATAGTAGAATTTCCAATAATACGTATATCAAAACTACCTATACTTATATCATTCTCTATTCCCACTAAAGTTTGCGTTTTATCATCATACATTCTTTTATTAATAGTATATTCATTTAAGTCATTATTCGGCTGAACAATTCTAAATGTTTTTTGAAAATTGTAATGAGATTTTGCTAAATTAAAACAAACCCTCCCAAGTCTTTTCAAAGAACCCTCAACATCTCTTAATTTAGACTTACTTCTTCTTTGCCCAAAATCTTCAAGCATCATCGTTGCAGATGATGTTCTTGGAGCTGCTTCTGAATTTCCCTGCATCATCTCGAATATACCCATATTTAAGTCCATGTATTTTTCTATCAATTGCGGTAACTGTAAAATAGAGGATGCTAGAGGCTGTGGGGAAGGGAAATGAGGTTCGCCTAAAGATGGGTCGTATTCTATTGTTGCGTTAGGGTTAGCCCAATCACGTTCTAATTCTTCTATATCGTGAACACTTCCTGCTGGTATTAGAAGTTTTAAACCTGATGATGCTTGAGCATGTGATGTTATCAATGATAATGTTTTATTTAAAAATCTTTGTAAATCTTTATTTTTCCTAACATCACTCATTGGATATGGTGTATTAGTCCACACATTTGGAACTGCTACTATAGGAAATATATCTGTATCTAATACTCTTTCATATAATACAACTTGACCCAATGTAGCTGTAAGCTTAATTCTTGTTTGAGATACTTCGACAACATCCATGACCCCTTTTTCAAATAACTCTTTAACTTGTGGACTTGAACTTAATGCACTTAATTTCTCTTCATCTAAAATTTGTTCTTGCCCTGTTTGCAAATTCACAAGCCTGTAATATGGAACTTTAACTTTTTCAAAAGCTTCAAGCATTCTATATTTATTACTTCCTTCACTTTTATCTTTATCCTTTATAACATCAGGAGTAAAAGCACCAATTGTTCTTGTATTTTTTGAATCAGGATATGTTTCATCTTTACTATCAAGAGGTTCTATTAAATCTATTACTCTTTTATTTTCACTAGATTCTTTTCCTAATTGTGGATATAAATTAAGAAGTTGGTTCTCAGTTAATATAGTAGATAGTATCATAGCACTTGAATCGTCAAGCCATTTATTTCTTGAGTTAGGGTCTACCACAACTCTAAATGGGTCAACATAACTAAACTTAACCTCACCTCTTCCATAATCTGCTTCATTATCTATATATGCATAAAAATACCCAAGGCCAGTAACAGCGTAATCATGTATAACTTGCTTAAAAACCTCATCACCGTCAGACTTATCCCAAGTATATTCAAGTATAGTTTTCCATACATTTGCTAGCTTATTGTCAGAATCTTCTCTTCCAATAGCACTAAATTTTGGAGGTTTTGATGTTATTATAGCTTTAAATTGTTCTATAGCAGAATATAATCTATCAATAGGAACGCTTGACTGATTTCTTTCATCCAATGCATCAATCTCAGCTGAAGAGAAATGATTTCCTAAATAGAAATCAATATCTTCTCGTGCATTATCATCCCAATCTTTTCTTGCATCATGCCATTCATCATATAAATCCTGTATGGCCTGGGCTCTTTTATCTTTCTGTATCATAGCTGCTAATATACTGTTAAATTATTTTATAATCAAGTCCGTGCACCAGAGACCCAATTGTACTTCTTTTTCTTTGACATCCATTTTCCATTTTTTTTAATCATTTTAGCTTTACCAGCCTTTGGATTCCCTCTTGCATATTGAGTTGATAACCAAAAAGCATCTATCGTATCATCATGAGACCCTTTAGGGAAATCTAGTAATTCTCCTATAAACTCATGCATATTCTTTTTTAAGTGAACGGCTCCAGCTTTAAACATAGGTTGGAGTCCTTCAAAAAGTCTATCCTTTTTCTTTTGATTCCCATAACCTTTAATGCCCCTTTCGATTCCTGGGAGAAACTTTCCCTCTTTCTTACTCCTTTTAAAAACATAATCCCTTAACATTTCTTGATAAGATATAGTTTCTATATTTATTCTCTTTATTGGTTTATATTGTTCAAAGAGTTTAAATATCTGCTCTGCACATTCCATTGGCAATACTCTCTTCCTCCAATATTCAAGAACATAATAATCATTATCGGAAGTGACACCAATAACCATAATAACACTAAAATCATTTTTAATACTAAGTGTTGAAGCTGGGTCAACACCCATGTAAATATTAACATATTTTGTACTCCCATCGTCAAACCTTAAATACCATGAATTTGCTTCTTCATTAAATCTAGCATTACCGTTATATATATTATCCATTATATCTTCTTCGGCAAATATTTGGTCTTCAGGTGACTTTGCTTGATTCATGTATTCTTGATAAAACTTAGCTGGAGTCCCAGAATCTACATAGAATTGTTTTCTCTCTTCTAATTTTTCAAGAGGCCAACGTGAGGGCCATAAAGGTTTACCATTATCAAGTATAGCTTTATGTGTAATTATATCCCAAGAGTATTCTTCTCCTGTTTTTTCAGCAGCCCTGTGACCACTAACAAGTCCATTTAAAAATGAATCATAATGAACTATAGTTCCATTACACCATAAAAAACCGCCTTTATCAAAATCAATAGCTGGATATACTGCTGCTGTGACCCAATTCTTTATTTGTAGTCTTGATTCAGGAGTTTTAGTATTTAACTCTGATTCAAAGTCATCAAGAACAATTCCAGTATATCTTGTAGATAATTGCTTTTTACCCCTCAATCTTTGAGAAGTTCCTTTTGCAATAAGCCTGCAATTATTGGACAATGTAATTTCGGACTTAGTCCACTTCTCTCCTTGTAGGTCTCCGAAATAATAATGAATTGCAGGATTTGAATATATGTGATTAGAAATCCAATTAAGATTATCTGTTGCTTGGTCTTGAGCTTCACCAACCCACGCAATAAATTCAGGCTTCTCAGGAGAGGCGAATAGAAATCTATATAATACTGCACAAGATGCTAAAGTTGATTTTGCATGGTCTCTTGGTAGAACAAGACCTAACTGACGTATATCTTTATTAATTAATGCTTTACCGACCTCGTTGTGGAAATCTGGGGTGGCGGATGCTAAAAAGTCTTGAGGAGAGAATAATTTGCCAAATGTTATTAAATCCTTATGTGCTAGTTCAAGTATCTTTTCATTTTTAGATACATCGCCATGAAGATTTAGATTTGCCATTATTTAGCCCATGAACGAGCTCTATTAGAAAAATGTTGAGGATAATTAATAACTTCTTCTTCTTGAATTATTTTTTCTAATTCTTCTAGTCCTATAGGAGTTTCTCCTTCATAATCTTGAGGAGTCCCCTCTGCCTGTTCTCTAAGCAATCTCATTAAATTAGGGTCTTCTTGCATCGTATCTCTTGCGCCAGGCATATCTCTTGCGCCAGACATATCTGGGTCAGGTATTAATCCTCTAAGTTTAGAATAAATATTTTCATCATAAAATTCACCTGTATCTTCATCTGATTTTTTACCTAAAAGTCCTAATAAACCCAGTAATCCAAGTATACCTGCTTTTCCTCCACCTGAACCTTGTGGTTCTCTAAGTCTTGCTGGAGTACCTGGACCCCCGAAATCAGTAGGAAAATTTGGTTTATCATATCCACGTGGGAATTTGTCGATAGGGCTTGGAATAGGTTTCCCTTTTGGTAAATTACCACGAGTTAAAGTTCCTACATTTTTTTTACGTATCTCTTTTGCTAATTTATCTAGAATTTTCTTTCCATTCGGCCTAGTGAGTCCAACATTTTTTAACATTTGAACCAAAGTCAACCCAGCTTTTCCAGCTGATTTTATAGCCCCTACCCCATATAGATTTGTAACAATCTCCAGAATCTCTTCATTCATTATTTCATTATCTATATTGAGATGTGCTCCCATGGAATCTTTCTTCCAATTTACTGCCCCTTTGTCATTCCCAATCATTTCTAATAAATTTGCCACTACATATCTCCTTTAATATAATATTCAACATTTTCAGTTAAAATCCAATAATCTTTATCTAATTCTATATAACAATAAAACATATCTACCTTATTTCAAAATGAGGAAAATCATCAAAATTATTATCATTAACCTCAAAGTTCATATTCCAGTCTCCTCCCCAGCGAAGAGTAACACCCATCCCACGAGCCAACCCAAGGACAAACCCACTAAAAAGGTGGAAACGCTCTCTATCATCCCAGTCAATAGGGTAAGGCACAACGTCAACAGCCCTGCTAGGCTTAGAATTATGCCGACCCATTGGGTAGCGTACTTTAGTTTTTCCTTCTTCAAAGAGTCTATCCTGCGTTCTTTCGTCTCTATGCCCTGCAAGCACAGAACAGTCGACGTGCTTAATTACTTCATTGAAAACCTTTTGTAGGTCTTCGTGGCAGGTAAGTAGTCTTTCTTTAGATTTTCTTCCAAATTTAGCCATGTTTATGCTTTTCCTGCCCTATTTTCCTTAGTGTTAATATAGATAAAATTATCCTTTAAATCAAATTGGCAATCACAGTATGGACATTGCCATCCTTCAATACCACCTTCCTGGAGCAGAGCTATCCTTCTGCTAAAATGTTCATCATAGTATAAGTTTTTGTCACAAACAGGACAAGGGTCTGCGTAATCTATCTTAAGATTTAGACTCTTTTTCTCCTGCTGCAATGAGCTTTGTTTTTTTTCC